GGCTCGGCACCAGATACCGCCACTGCAAACGGGTTATTGTATAGATTGCGGGGATCAATCGGAAACTCTAAGGACTGGATGCTGTACTGAATGCAGGTCGATCAAAGAGCAGAGGGCGGGTCGATACGCAGGGTATTAAGGTAAAATATCGCAGCAGGGTGGGTGCCGGAAGGTTCCTGCTACTGCACCACGCTATTGTGGTATAGTTAGCTTACGTAAACATTGAACGGAAAAGACAATGGCAGAGCTACAACAGGTGGAGGTCAGAGACCTGATACCCTACATCAATAACGCAAAAACACATCCTGAAGAGCAGGTGATAAAGATTGCGGCATCCATCAAAGAGTTCGGCTTTAATGCGCCTATACTTGTCGATGGTGACAATCAAATCATTGCAGGGCATGGCAGGTTACAGGCGGCGAAGAAAATTGGTCTAAAGGCTGTTCCGGTGGTTGTGCTGGATCATCTATCTGAGGCACAAAAGAAAGCGTACATTCTGGCTGATAACCGGCTTGGGGAGGTTGGTGGCACTGAATGGGATATGGAGCTTGTGTCTCTTGAATTGGAGTCGCTGAATGAGCTTGATTTCGATATTGATCTGACTGGGTTCTCAATTGACGACATCCTGCCGGAAGAGACGGAAGGATTGACTGATGAGGATCAGGTTCCAGAAGTACCGGAGGAGCCGATCAGTAAAGATGGTGATGTTTGGATTCTTGGCAACCATCGCCTGATGTGTGGGGATTCGACCAGTATTGATGCGGTTGATAGGTTGATGGATGGGCAGAAGGCAGATATGGTCCATACGGATCCTCCGTACAATGTTAATTACTCTAACGCTGACAGGCCAAAGGCGTCAAAAAAGGATTTAGGGAAGATTAAGAATGACGCAATGAATGATGCAGACTTCTATGAATTCCTGTTCGGGTTTTACTCATGCGCGTATGCAGCATTAAAAGACGACTCAACGATCTATGTGTGGCATACAAGCAGTGAGCATATAAATTTCACAAAAGCACTGATTGACGCCAGTTTTAAATACACCCAACAGATTATATGGAAAAAGCCAATGCTGCTAGGGAGAGGCAGGTATCAATGGGCGCATGAGCCTTGCCTTATGGGGGTTAAAGGTTCACCATTCTTTACTGATGATAGAACAAAGACAACGGTCTGGGATTTTGGGGGCTACGATAAAAGCAAGAACATGCACCCGACCCAAAAACCGGTTTTTATACCAGAAGAGGCTATAGGGAATTCAAGCAAGATCGGCAGCAATGTACTTGATCTATTCGGCGGCTCCGGCTCCACCCTTATTGCTTGCGAGAAAACCAACCGCAACGCCTACCTCATGGAACTAGACCCCAAATACAATGACGTTATCATAAAACGATGGCAAGAGTTCACAGGAAAACAGGCGGTACACGAAGATACTGGTGTTTTGTATGATAACATTCAGGTTGTAGAGAACATTCAGGAAGTCGCATAATGCCAGTGAAGAAAGCAGCACCAAAAAAGAAAACAGGTAGGCCGCTGATAGCGATAAATTGGAAGCAGGTCGATCAAATGTGCGCTATCCATTGTACAGGTGAAGAGCAAGCAGCAATTCTTGAAATCAGCTACGATACTCTAGAGGCGGCATGTAAGAGGGAAAAGAAACTATCTTTTCCGGACTACTTCAAACAAAAGAGCGCAAGCGGCAAGATGAGTCTGCGTAGGCGACAGTATTCAGAGGCTATGGAGGGCAACACCACAATGCTGGTGTGGCTGGGTAAGAATTGGCTGGATCAGACAGACAAGCAAGAAATCCATCAAGAGGTTGTAAATACCACTGTAAATATCGTGAAAGATGCAGACTCAGACGATCTATAGCGCACTGGTTAATAGGCGTAAAACTCACCCTGCCACCGGTCGAGTTGAAAAACATCATATTGTGCCTAAATCGTTAGGTGGGAGCGACCATAAAAGCAATCTCGTTTCCCTTACCCCTAGAGAGCATTACGTGGCACATAGACTTCTAGCGAAGATGCACGGCGGCCCTATGTGGGCTGCTTTGGCGTTTATGTCTAGGGGGGCGGTTAATTCTGCTGCTGGGGTTGTTGTGCCTTCTAGGGTGTACGCGCTTGCGAAGCAAAAGGACGCGGAGTGGAGGGTGGATAGATACAAAGGGGAGGGGAACCCATTTTACGGTAAGACTTTTACCGAGGAACAGCTGGTAAAGTTGCGAGGGAAACGGGTTTCGGTGGAGGGGAAAAATAATCCTAATTATGGGGTTCATGATGAAGATAGGAATGCCATTATATCCTTTGTTATAAGCTACAACCCGCGCGCTGTGACTGTTGATGATACTGTGCAGCGGCGTATAGACAGTCAATACCAGATCACAGATGAGCTTCGTAGACTTAACAAGTTTTATTCTTTCAGTGCCGCGGCTAGAGCGAAAGCGGAAACCCGAGATTACACAGGGGTAAATAACCCCAACCACGGGAACGGTGCCGCTATATCTGGGGAGAAAAACCCAATGTATGGGCGCAAGCATGGGGCAAGCACTAAAGCTAAAATAGCAGCGAAGGCCGCTAGAAAGTTGACTTGCCCGCATTGCGGTAAGGTCGCTAATATTGGGAACGCCAAAAGGTGGCATTTTGGCAACTGCAAGCAAGCAACTTAATCTGCTAACTCACCAATACGAGTTGGTGCAGGATGCGCACACTCCTATTTTTGGTTTAGTGGCAGGCTATGGTAGCGGCAAGACTTTTGCCGTTTCACGGAAAGCTGTTTGCCTCGCAATCGCAAATGCTGGTTATGATGGTATCGTTACAGAACCGAATCACCCCCTATTGATCCAAATCTTGATCCCAGAGATGAAGGAAGCATTAGACTTTTTTGGTGTGCCGTACATTTTCAATCGTAGTGAGATGATTTTCTACTGCCAGATTGGAGGAAAAGAAACCCGCATAATCTGTAAGTCGCTAGAAAATTATGATCGGCTGATCGGGGTTAATGCTGCATGGTGCATTATGGACGAGTTCGATACCACCCGCGCCGATACCGCATACAATGCGTACTTGAGGTTACTGGGTCGCCTGCGTGTTGGCAACACAAAGCAAATGGTGATCGTTAGCACTCCTGAAGGGTATAAGGCAATGCACCGTATTTTCGTTACCGAGAATGACGAGAATAAACGATTAGTCCGCGCAAGAACAATGGATAACCACCATTTACCGCTGGATTATATAGATTTAATGAGGGAGACGTACCCCGCCCAACTTTTAGAGGCGTATCTTGAGGGGGAGTTCGTAAACCTCACCTCTGGCTCGGTCTATTCTAACTTTAGTCGTGATGCTCAAGACGTGAGTACCACCATCGCTAAAGGTGAGCCCCTGCACATTGGTTTGGATTTCAATATATATCACATGGCAGCAGTCGTCCACGTCATGCGTAAAGGTAAAGCGCATGCCGTGGCGGAGATAACAGGCGGGGTGGATACTCCTGCTGTTATAAAGACGCTAAAAGAGCGTTACGGCGACCATCCCATTATCATCTACCCTGATGCTAGTGGAGGCGCGGGAAGCTCTACAGGTGCAGCACAGAGCGATATCAAGCAGCTTAAGCAAGCGGGGTTCTCAATCAACGCCCCAAGGCGCAACGGTCGGGTGAAAGATAGGGTTGCTTCGTTCAATCGTGCGCTGCTGGATCCGATGGGAAATACCCGCTACTGCGTAAATATTGAGCAATGCCCGTCTCTTGCGTTATCATTAGAGCAACAGGCCTATGATAAGAACGGGGATCCCGACAAATCCAGTGGGCTAGACCATATTTTAGACGCTGCGGGTTACTTTGTTGTTCGCCAATTCCCAATCAAGCTAAAGCCGAAAGCCAATCAACCAAAAAGGTGGAGTTAAGATGGAAACAGTAGAAGATATTCTCAAAACCAACGCCACATATGACGCGAATATCGCGCGATGGGCCTTCTATCTTCGCAGCTACATGGGCGGGGCGGAATACGCTGGGGGTAAGTACTTAACGCCTTATATTGAAGAGGATGCTGCTGAATATGACAAGCGCATAGACTCTACGCCTTGCGACAACCACTGCCACAACATCATCCAGATCTACAATAGCTTTATCTGGCGCATCCCTCCTACCCGCTCTCTACCGGAGGGTAATCAGGCTATCGAGTCCTTCATGGATGATGCGGATCTTGATGGGCGTACATTTAACGCCTTCATGCGAGAAGCTGGGACGTGGTCAGGGGTATACGGCCATTGTGTGATAATGATGGACAAGCCAGAGTCCACGGCTGAGACGATGCAAGATGAGATAGATCAAGGCTTGCGCCCTTACGTCTCTGTTGTCACCCCTGACAACATCCTTGACTGGAGGTACGAACGCGCAGCATCAGGTCGTTACGTTTTGACTTATATCAAATATCGAGAGGGCTTCAGCGGTGACACGGTGCAAATTCGAGAGTGGTCTGCTGAAGAGGTCAATCTCTATGAAGTCGAGGGAGAGCGGGCTAAGTTGCTAGAGAGCGTACCTAATCCAATCGGTTTAGTACCCGCTATCACGCTTTACTCTTCACGATCCCCATTGCGTGGCGTGGGCATCAGCGATATTTCTGATATTGCAGACTTCCAGAAGGCTATCTATTCTGAGTTATCCGAGATAGAACAGCTCATACGTATATCCAACCATCCATCACTTGCTAAGACGGAAGGCACAGACGCAAGCGCGGGGGCTGGCGGTGTGATTACGATGCCTGATGACATGGATGGGGCAACTAAACCGTTCCTTCTGCAACCTTCAGGCGCTTCTCTTGGCTCTGTAATGGAGTCAATCGATAAGAAGGTCGAGGCTATCAACCGAATGGGTCACCTAGGGGGTGTGCGTTCAACACAAGCATCTTCAGCCAAATCAGGGGTGGCGCTACAGACCGAGTTCCAAATGCTCAACACGCGCTTATCTGAGAAAGCCGATCTACTAGAGCTTGCAGAGGAACAGTTGTGGAAGCTCTGGGATATTTGGCAGAGTGCGAATGAGGATATTGAGGTTGACTATCCAGATAGTTTTGACATACGCGACTACGTGGCTGATCTTGAGTTCTTACAGACCGCGAAAGCCAGCGGGGTACAGTCTCGCACCTTCAATCAAGAGGTGTCTAAGCAGATCGCGGCATTAGTCGCTGATGATGAGATTCTTGAGACTATTGAGGGGGAGATAGATCAAGGGGTAGTCTTTACCGAGCCAGATAATGCCAGCGATTAATATACCGGAGTTCTACCGTCGTCTTGGTGAGAAGCAAGACGCTATCCTTGACGGCCTAGACTCTGCGCATATCGATACCCTCAACCGTTCACTTCGCAAGCTGGAGCGTAGCGTGGTATCTGCTTTGCAGGATGCCCCCGTCAAAGGTGGGGTGCTATGGGATACGAAGTGGGCTATCCAGTTCCGCAAGCAGCTATCTGAGGACTTCGGGAAAGAGTACAACCCTTGGGCGCAAAAGACGGTAGACGGATACAATGAATCAGCCAAAGGGATCAATAGCTTATTCGGTAAACTTAATCTTGATAGTGACTTTACCAAGGTTGACAAGTCGGTAATCAAGCAGCTCAAGCAACAGTATTTCCACGGCTTTCAAGATCTGGGGCTAAAGTTCGTGAATGAAATGGCGGACGCTACCTATCAGAGCGTATTGACGGGCCGGAAGTTTGAGGATCTGGTTGTTGATCTACAGCAGTCTATCAACGGTGTTCACATTGTGACAGATGAATCCAAAGACTTGGTTGCTTTTGTGGATAAGTACAGAGACGACCCGGCCAAAGGTGAGGCAGTAGCTGAGGCAATCGAAAAGCTCCACACCCAATTCGCTCAAGATATGATCGGTCAGAACCTACGCCGCTATTCAAGCCAGATGGTTCACGATAGTCTGATGCAGTTCAACGGCACGTACACCCGTCACAAAGCGCAAGAGGCGGGGCTTGACCATTATCTATACTATGGCTCGCTGATTAAAGACAGTCGCTCCTTCTGCTCAAATCATGTTGATAAAACCTACAGCACAGCAGAAGCAGAGAAGATCTGGGGCAACCAGAAATGGAAAGGTAAGAGCGGCACGGATCCGTTTATTGATCG